TGCTCGGCGCGGACTGGGACTACAAGCCGCTGCAGGTCACCCCGAACGAGTCGCAGTTCCTCGAGACCAACAACTACTCCTCCTCGGAGTGCGCGCGGATCTTCGGGCCTGGAATGCCGGCTGTCCTCGGTTACGAGACGGGCGGGTCGATGACCTACGCCAACATCGAGCAGTTCAACCAGCAGCTCCTCACCTTCACCCTCGACCCGTGGCTGGTCCGGCTCGAGCGGATGATCTACGACCTCCTCCCGCGCCCGCAATTCGCCAAGTTCAACCGCGGCGCCCTGCTCCGCACCGACCTCCTGACCCGCTACAGGGCGCACGCCATCGCCCTGTCCAACAAGTTCATGGTGGTCGATGAGGTCCGCGACCTCGAGGACCGCGGACCCGTCCCCTGGGGCGCCGAGCCGGTCGACTCCGTCATCCCGACCAAGCCCATCCACGCTCCGGCTGACCCCCTCGACCCGATGAACCCCCTCGGCGACTCAGTGAGTCCCCCCGCGAAGTGAGGCCATGATGACGATTACCACCGAGACGAACCCGCGCGCCGCTGTGACGGGGCGCGAGACGCGGCAGTTCACGGTCACCCCTGTCGAGGTCCGTAAGGACGGCGAGGGTGCCGCGACTGGCCTCATGGGCTACGCCTCCGTCACCGACGTCCCCTACACCGTCAACGACTGGCTCGGGGAGTACACCGAGGTCGTCCGCGCCGGCGCGTTCGGCAAGACGATCTCCGAGAACCAGGACGTGCGGCTCCTGCTCAACCACGAGGGGCTCCCCCTTGCCCGCACGAAGTCCGGCACGCTGCAGCTGCGCGAGATCCTGGACCCCAAGGACGATCCGCAAGGCAGGGGCCAGACGGGCCTCTGGGTCGACGCTGAGCTCGACGGCGAATCGGGTCTGGCACGCGACGTGAAGCGGGCGATGGAGCGCGGCGACCTCGACCAGATGTCCTTCGCCTTCCAGGTGATCCGCCAGGAGTGGTCCCCGGACTACACCCAGCGCGACATCCTCGAGGTCAGGACGTTCGACGTCTCGGTAGTCACCTACCCGGCGAGCCCCACCACTTCCGCCAACCTCCGGGCGGCTGACATCGACAGCCTCGGAGACGACGAGGCACGCGAGCTGATGGGCCGACTCCAGGCCCGGTTCGCCACCAAGACTTCCGACGAGGGCATCGACCTTCGCGGAATGCAGATGCAGGCCGAGCGCCTGCGCCTGCGCAACGCCTGACGCATCGTTGCGCCGGACCTCGCGCCGGACCTCCTGGCCGGAGGCACCACCCGAGGCACCACCCGAGACCGCGCAGGCAGATCACACCCCACTCAAGACAGGAGCATCACCATGCTTACCTTCCTTCGCGAGCGCGAGACCGCGCTCCAGGAGGAGCGGGACGGTCTGCAGTCCGAGCTCGACACCATCACCACGGCGATGGAGTCGGAGTCGCGCAGCAAGCCGACGGACGAGGAGTTCACCCGCTTCCAGGACATCTCCGGCAAGATCGACGGCAAGGACGCCGAGCTGGCCGAGGTCCGCGAGAACATCAAGACCGCCGAGGAGCGCGAGGCCCGCGCCGCCAAGGAGGCCGAGGTCCGCAAGGAGACCGACCCGCAGGGCACTGGCGAGCAGCGCGCGGCCACCCGCGTCGGTGCCGGCCCCAGCGTCTACCGCAAGGACGGGCAGGACTCGTACTTCCGGGACCTCGTCTCGGTGAACCTGAACCGCCCGAACGCTCGGTCGGCGATGGAGCGCCTGCAGCGCAACCAGCAGCAGGTCGAGTCCGAGACCCGTGCGCTGTCCACCACGGACGGTGCAGGCGGCGACTTCGCTCCGCCGCTGTGGATGGTCAACGACTACGTGGCGCTCGCCCGCACGGCGCGCCCCACCGCTGACCGGGTCCGCAACGAGACGCTGCCGTCCGGCACCGACCAGATCAACGTGCCCAAGATCCTCACCGGCACCGCGGTCGCGGAACAGGCCACGCAGAACACCGGCGTCCAGAACACGGACGCGACCACGGGTGCCGTGGCCGCCAACGTGACCACCCTGGCCGGCCAGCAGGTCGTTGCGGTCCAGCTGATCGAGCAGTCGCCGATCAACATGGACACGATCCTCCTGCAGGACCTGGCGTTCGACTACGCCGCCAAGGTCGACCTGTTCGTGCTGAACAACAGCGGCACGAACAAGAACGGCCTGCTGCAGCAGTCGGGCACCAACGCCGTTACCTACACGCAGGCGACCCCTGCCGTGGGCGGCGCGGGCGGCTTCTACGCCAACATCGCCAACGGCGTGCAGCTGGTCACCACCAACCGGTTCGCCCCGCCCGACACGATCGTCATGCACCCCCGCCGTTGGGCGTGGCTGCTGGCCGCGTCGGACACCGCGAACCGTCCCCTGGTGGCCTACGGTCCCCGCGGCGACCTGAACTCGCCGGCGGTCGCCAACGGCGTGGCTGCGGTCAACGGCGTGGTCGGCAACATCCAGGGCCTCGACGTGATCGTGGACCCGCAGATCCCGACCAACCTCGGCGCCGGTACCAACCAGGACCCGGTGATCATCATGCGGGCCTCCGACCACATCTTGTGGGAGGGCGCCCCGAACGCCGAGGCGTTCCGTGAGACCAAGGCTGACCAGCTGTCGGTCCTGCTCCGCTTCTACCGCTACGCGGCCTTCACCGCGAACCGGTACGCCAAGAGCACGACCGTCGTCAACGGCACCGGTCTCGTCACCCCGACGTTCTGATCGTCTGAGTCCAGAGGAGGACACGCATCATGGCGAACAAGAAGCAGTCCGACGACCCGATCGCTGCGGACGCCCCCAAGGCGTCGCAGGACCGGGCCGAGTCCGACCAGGGCCTCGAGTGGCCCGAGCCGGGGCAGGAGGGGTTCGTCCACAACGACGGCACCCCGCAGTCCCGCGCCCAGCTCGAGAGCAACAAGCAGGCCGCGGCCGACCGCGCCGCGGCCGGGTCGATCATCCACGGGGCGCCACTGGCGTCTCCGGGTGACGACCCGGGCGCGGAGACCCAGAAGGCGATCGACCGGGCCCGCCAGGGCGAGGTCGTGGACGCCCCTGGTGGCGCCGTGAAGGTCGTCAAGTCCTGATGACCGAGCGCCGCGGCGCCTCCGAGAAGCCCGAGAAATCCCCTGTGGAGACCGCAGAGGAGTCGAAGGTGGATCGGGAGCGCCGCGGCGCGAACACCCCCGCCGAACCAGTGGAGCGGGCGGTGGTGAACCCGCCCGAGACGCGTGGAGGTGCCCGTGCCTGACTACTTCACCTACACGGAGTTCCGGGCGCTGCCCGACTGCAGCGGGACCACGTTCACCGACGCGCAGATCGACTCCGCGGCCGCGTACTTCACGACCATCGTGGAGCGCGAGGTTGGCGAGCCGTTCGTGCCGCGCACCTACACCGAGACCTTCAACGGGAACGGGCGCTACTCCCTGCTCCTGTCCGTGCCCTACGTGCGCTCGCTGTCCTCGGTGACCATCGGCGGGACGAGCGTGACTCCCAGCAGCTTCGCGATCAACAACGGCGTGCTGCGCTACCTGACCTACTACACGTTCTCCGGCACTGCGCCTGACAACGTCGTGGTCACCTACACCGCCGGCCAGTACGCCACCTGCCCCGCCGACGTGAAGGACGCCGTCATGTGGGCGACCCGCGACCGGCTCCTCTCGCAGTCGAACAGCAGCGCCATCGACATCCGCAAGACGTCGGTGTCGAACGAGTTCGGCGGCGTCACCAACTACATCCTTCCCGGCGAGAAGCGACCCACCGGCTACCCGGACCTCGATGCCGTGATCGCCTCGTACTCCCGGAACACCACCTCGCTCGGGTTCGCCTGATGACCGGCTCCGTCCAGCCGGCAACACGGGCGGCACTGTTCTCGAAGCTGCAGACAGCCCTCGCTGTGGACAGCACCTTCGCCTCTCGCGGCCAGGCCTCCTACGGCTGGACCTCGACGCTCGAGAACAAGCGCGAGCGGGTGTGGGTCCGTGGCGGTCGGTCGGTGATGCAGGTCGCCGCACTGCGTCCGGGTGCGACCGTCCTCAACGAGACAGGCGGGGAGTTCTACGTCTTCACCGAAGTGGTCCTCCCTGGGGTCGACCAGCAGACGGTGACGGCACGCACCTACGACCTGGCCGCGATCGTCATCGGGCAAGTGGCCCTGCACAAGACAGACCTCGGTGTCCCCGGGTTGAAGTGGATCGTCCCCGGCACGGTCGAGCTCGACGCCGAGGGCGCGGTCGATCGCGGGTCTGCGGCGCGTGTCCGCGTGACCGTCAACTACGAAGCACGAGTGGAGCAGTGACATGAAGTTCAAGTACACGGGCGATGGTCCGGTCGACGTCCCTGCCCTCGGGCTGGTGGATGTCACCTCCAACAGGCACGTCGAGGTAGACGACCCCGAGATCTCGGCAGGCATGAAGGGCTCCGAGAACTGGGAGCACATCCCGGACCCGAAGCGGTCGAAGGCCGCGAAGCAAGCAGCGGCGACCCGCGCCGAAGACACCACCGATGACGCCGTGAAGGAGTCCTGACCATGATCCTCGACCAACAGATCGGTTTCGCCGACGAGACCACCTGGGGAACTCCGGTCACTCCGGTGACCAAGTTCTTCGAGTTCAACTCCGAGGGCATCGAGGAGTCGGAGGGTCGCACCGAGGGCGATCCGCTGCGTGTCGGTACGTACACGAAGCGGTCCGATCGGTTCACCCCCTACTTCGCGGGTGCGTCCGGGTCGATCCAGTTCGACGTGCTGTCGAAGGGCTTCGGCTACTTCCTCAAGCACATGCTGGGCGCGGTCGCCACCACTGGCCCCGCTGAGACCGCGGCGTACACGCACACCGGGACGATGGGTGACCTGTTTGGCAAGGGCTTCACCTGCCAGGTTGGTCGGCCGCTGTACCCGTCCGGGACGGTGCAGCCGTTCACCTACGAGGGCGGCAAGATCACCGAGTGGACGCTGTCGAACTCGGTTGACGGGAACCTCGTGCTCGACCTGGGTGTGGACTTCCAGCAGGTCGCCACCGCGACGGCGCTGACCACCGCCACCTACCCGTCCGGCATGGACAACCTGACCTGGGCGGGCGGGACGGTGACCATCGGCGGCACGCAGGTCGACCTGACCGACATCAGCATCAAGGGCAACAACAACCTGAACACGGACCGCCGCTACATCTCGGGGTCGACTGACAAGAAGGAGCCGACTTCGGGCCGGCGTGACGTCGAGTTCTCCCTGACCGCCGACTTCACCGACCTGACGCAGCGGAACCGGGCGCACGCGACCACGAAGGCTGGTGCGCTGGCTGCACTCGTCGCGACCTGGTCGGGTCCGACGATCATCTCGGGTGCGACCACGCTGTACCCGAAGCTGGTTGTCACGATCCCGGCCGCTCGGTTCGATGCCTGGAAGGGTGCCGCGGATGGCCCGGACGGCATCATGCAGGAGCTCTCGGGTGTGGGCCTGTTTGACGGCACCAACTCGACCGTCTCCATCGCCTACACCTCGGCAGACACCACGCCCTGATGGCTAGCCGGGTCCGCACCGGAGACATTCGGGTCGAGGGCCTGGCTGAGCTCAACCGTGCTCTCAAGGCCCTCGGACCTGGGGCTCAGATGGAGCTCAAGGATGCGAACCAGAAGGTCTCCGAGCTGGTTGCGGCGGATGCGCGGGCGGCGGCCTACTCCCTCGGCGGGGTTGCCGCGAAGACCGCTCCGTCGATCCAGGCGAAGAAGTACACGACGTCGGCTGCGGTCGGCATCGGCGGCCCCGCCTACCCGTTCGCGGGTGGCGCGGAGTTCGGCGCCTTCAAGTATCACCAGTTCAAGCCATGGCGCGGGAACCACAGCGACGCCGGCTACTTCCTCTATCCAGCCATTCGTCAAGACCTGGACCGGATCGAGACCGAGTACCGGGACGCCATTGACGCCTTGATCAAGAAGGTAGGACTCGCATGACACGTCCCAAGGTTGGCAACGTCGCAGAAGGGAAGCGCAACGCCGAGCTCGACACGGGTGTGCGGTTCACGGTCGGCGAGGACGTGCACGAGGTTCGCATCGGCGACATCACCCCGCGGCTGGCTCGCGAGGTTCGCAAGGCGACCGGCTCCTCGGTGATGCAGTTGATCCAGGAGGCCAGCGAGGCTCCGGACATCGACACGATCGCCACGCTGATCTGGGTGGCCCAGCGAATCAAGGGTGTCGAGGTCGACCTCGACGACGTGGACTTCGACTACTCGTCGATGCTCAGCGAGGACTTCGACATCACGGTCGCGGAGCCCGAGGTCGACGACTCCCCGGAAGCCTGAGGCGGCATCTCGCCGCCAGCATGCCCGCGCTCACTCGGTTCACCTACGGGGCACTCAGTCCTGTGACCGTGGACGACTTCACCATCCGCGAACTGTCGAACTACCTGGCCGCGCTGCGGCAATACCAGAAGGATCAGGGGGGCTGACATGGCGGGTCGCCAGATCGTCGTCGAGTTCCTCGGCAAGGACAAGTCGCTCTCCTCGACCGCCCGCAAGGTTGAGGGGTCCACGTCCAGCATCAGTGGCAAGCTGTCGAAGTTCGGCAAGGCTGCGGCGATCGGTCTGGGTGGGGTGGCGACTGGGTTCGGTTTGATCGCAAAGAAGTCGATCGGCCTCGAGGCCGAGTTCGGCAAGACGATGAATGTCTTGCAGTCGACGCTCAAGGTGCCGCAGTCGCAGATGAAGTCCCTGACCGATCTGGCGATCAAGATGGGCAACGAGACCACCTTCTCTGCGAACGATGCCTCCAAGGCGATGCTCGAGCTGGCCCGCGGTGGCATGACTGCCGCGAGCATCCAGGGTGGTGCCCTCAAGGGGACGCTGACCCTGGCCGCGGCTGGCGAGATGGACATGGCGACCGCCGCCAACACCGCTGTCAAGGCGATCGGCGCCTTCAACCTCAAGGGCAAGGACATGGCGTCCGTCGCGGCGGCTCTCGCTGGCGGCGCGAACGCCTCTGCCGCGTCGGTGTCCGACATGAGCCAGGCCCTCGCGCAGGGTGGTCTCGCGGCGCACAACGCGGGCCTCTCCCTGCAAGAGACGACGGCGATCCTGGCGTCGTTCTCCAACCATGGGCTGAACGGTTCGGATGCAGGCACGTCGCTCAAGACGATGCTGACCAACCTCCAGCCGGCGACGGACAAGGCAGCCAACGCATTCCGGAAGCTTGGGATCGCCAACAAGCAGACCGGCAGCGCGTTCGTGAAGTCAAACGGCGACTTCAAGTCGGCGGCCCAGATCGCCGAGCTGCTGCACAAGGGCACGGCCAAGCTCTCCGAGGCAGAGCGGACCCGGTACATCACTCAGGCTTTCGGTACTGACGCGCAGCGGGCCGCGAACATCATGGCCGACGAAGGCGCCGCGGGCATGAAGAAGCTGCTCAAGCAGACTTCCGACACCAGTGCCGCGCAGAAGATGGCCGCCGCGAACATGAAGGGCACGGCAGGCGCGATGGAGCGCCTGTCGGGTTCCGTGGAGACCCTTGAGCTGATGCTGGGGCGTGCGCTGGCGCCGATGGTTCAGAAGGTCGCGAACTACCTCGCCAACGACTTCCTCCCCCCTCTGACGAACACGATCGCGGCGTTCTCGGATGGGTCGAAGTCCGCGTCGGGTCTGACCAACAGCATCCGCGGGGCGGTTGGGCCGACCTCGCAGTTCGGGAAGACCCTGGCGGCCGTGGGCGGGTTCCTCAAGTCTCTTGCCCCCACCTTCGTGAGCCTCGGCAAGGAAGCCAAGTCCACACTGGGGCCGGCGTTCTCGTCGCTCGGCCAGGTGTTGAACAGCCAGTTCTTGCCTGCCTTCCGTTCGATCCTTCCGGTGGTTGGTCCGATCGCCAAG